TTTGAAAGTCTCTGTTCATCAAGAGCCTCTTGAAAGCACTCTAGTATTATCTCACTTAGATATCTATTAGTGGTCTTACGATCACTATAGTAACTTCGTGATGATACTACTGGTAAGTATTCAACCGGAGCAACAGTGTCTGGCTCTAAGTCATCCAGCACTGTGAACATTAGAAATTGTAGTTCACGTGAAGTCTGTGTTAAAGCTAGCACAATAGGATGGGAACCTGATAGGTCCCCAATACTCCTATCTGCCAAGGTCTTTTCATCACAAGACACGCCAATGGATTTGAATCCGCTAACTAGGTTAGGAAATTCTGTTTCCATATCTAGAGGCTTTATCTCCATTGCCTTCTTTATAATATTTGCGGCTCGTTTCGAGATTATTCTTTGAATAATATCGTCGCGATTGACAGTCAAGTCAGAGTTACCGCACTTTAGTGTGGGCTCTGAAGACAGTCTTAACCACAGTATATACTGAAGGCGTTGAAGATCCTCTGACTTCAGGATCCGAGACAGACCGTGATGGCCTGTATCTGGAGAAATGAAATCTCTCTTACCCAATAACTCAACTAAGTCTAATATACTATGTATATCATTCTTAGAGAGGATATTGTGTTTGATTGAGCTCATTTCTTTCCCTCTTAGAGAAAGCCTTTTGGCAAACTCTATTTGAGAATTCACTGAGTCACCAATGACTGACTTCTGAAGATTGATCTGAAGACCAATCTTCTTTAGTAGCCATTGGTAGCGTCGTGCCACTTCTGTGTTATATATCACGATGTCATCACCCAATATACGGTACTGTTTGAAGAACCTTAAAGGTTTCCCTTTATGGAAATTCTCCCAGTTTGCCGCAAATTGGACGACGTCATGGTGCCACAGAGCAAAACTAGGGAAAGATGATAGTAAGCCTAAAGGCTGACCTACCTTCCACCTGACATTTTGTCCTGTGGCCTTAACATAGAAGTCCCGTTTCGTCATTACTGAATATCAATTTTCGGCTACATGTCGATTACTCATCAGCTCAAGACGGTATCTCTGCATTTTTGCAGGGATCCTATCCGAGGCTGATGATAAATCAAAACAATAAGTCGGATGACCAGTACTTTCCTTGATCAACGATGAAAATCCTTGATCTTGGTTAGATGTGGCATCTGTACTTATTGATTGTAGTGCCCTATACAAAGAGATTTGTATAGGCTTCAATGAAAGTTGACTCCAATAATCTCCAATAGCGAAGATACGTGTCTTACCAGCAGGTTCGGCTGAAAAGCCCAATCTGCCAGTATAACACTTCTCCTCGCTACTACTCGAGGAGGCTTGTTGCTTCATCCATGAAGTAATCCAATCCTGCCCAAGGGCAGAGTTGAGATCTTCAATAGATTTAGCTAAAACCTCGTCTTGTAGTACGGCTTTGGCGTCAAGATGCGAACTAGCTACCGCTGGACCATTCGGTCCTTTGGATAGTGTCGTAAGCACTTTACCCCAAGGTTGTATTGGATCTGATAAGGACCCTAGGTACCACTTACGCTTACGCGTAAATCTCTTTAGAAACCTTTTAAACTTCTTAGATAGACCCCGTACGGATCTCTCAGTTTCCTGAGACATCTCGTCAGTGATCGATTCTAAGTTAGAATAATCGATTTCTAATCGGATTTGTTCATATGAACGAGCGATACTTAGGGCGAGACGCTGGTTATCACGAGGCCCTTTGATGAGTGGGCGTAAAGCCCACAAGGGTTTCGGGATTCCCTGCGAATCTACCTTACAGAACGATAGAGGTTGAGTTGGAAGCTCCAACAGATAGTTACGTAGAAATGCGTAGCAATCTTTGTAGAGTCCTAGTGTGTACTGTTTTCCATTGTTCTTAATTGAACGATGTAATCCGGTTTCATACTTGATCCAAATGTCAGACACTTTCTCCGGTGTAAAGTTATGCAAATCTAGTGAAGCTATCATAGCTAATCTATTTTTACTTAATTTTATCATTGGAGAATGTTTGTCCTGATATTTAATCTGCTCTCCCGACAGGGTAATGCCGGTGCCACCAATCAGACAAAGGTGATCAAGTGAAAC